TTTTTTGCTACAGACAGCAAAAAATATCCGGACCCCCACCTTCAACTCAGATTTTCCGAGCCTGGGTGAGGGGTGTGTTTTGGTTCCCAGAAAGTTACACAACCTTCAGGTACCCAAAAAGCTAAATCATAGAACGTTGCTTTGTCTACGTTCCACGTTTTAACAGTGCGTAAGTGATAAATATGTGGGTGTCAATTTGGGGTTGGTACGTTTGAAGCCGTGGGTACTTTGGGCTTCACCATACCGCGTCCTGCGCCATTCTCCACATTTGAATGGTTTGGGACGTCTTTACTCTTTGCGGATTTTCGTTCTTCCGCCATATGCGCGAGTACTACGGGTGCTATCGGATATAGAAAACAGAAATCATCTCCTGCTGCCAATAACAATCTACTATCACTAGGATACACATAGTCGTAATAATTTACGGTTTCTGGATCCTCCGGTGAATTAGTGTAAGTTAGGACACCTGCTGCAGGTGACCAAGAGTTCAAACAATACCAAGGTACTGTACACGATGAAACATAATCGCTAGCTGCTAAGTTAATGGGGGTACCGTCATAATGGTGTTCTGACCCGTCCCCCCACAAACCTCGCAATAATAATTGTGAGTTATTGTCACTAGCAATCCGCTTAATGCGCCTACTTCCTCTCCAGAAAGCATACACGCGAGACCACATGAAAATCATGCCTGGTGCAGAGGCAGGTTCCAGTGGTCCATTTCCATTCGGATATGAACCCCAATTACGAGCTGTAAACGTATATATAGAAAATCTCTTACAAACATCGGAGACTGTCGAACTAGTGTCCGCCATATTAATTCCTGTTTCTAACGTTCCTGTCGCTGTTGGGGTTATCCCTTGAAAGGGTTGCTTGAATCTCCCGGCCACGGAGCATTGTGCTTCCATACCCGGTATTACTGTTGCATATTGTCTTGTGTACTTGTTGTTATCCAACCTAGGTCTATCTAATGAAGTAAGACCCAGATTCCTTGCGGTTTGCAAGCTTGCTAACTGGTAATCATCACCGGCTGCTCTGTATATGTTCATATAATACGAAGCTGTCGCGGGTAGACTACTTCCTTGAACGTCGGTTAATGCCTCGACGGTTAAAAAGGTGTCATCATTGCCTGTCCAATCGAAGGTGGAACTCCATGTCCTAGCACACAAAAATGGTACTGATAACTCAAACCAAGCATCGCCTTTTGCATCTACGATGTGGGAGTAATATCCTGTGCCATCTCCTGTTCCACCAGCCACTGCCGCGCCTGTGTGTGAAACCGAGATCTTAAATCTGCATGAGTAAAATGGTGTTCCAACGAATTGAAACAAGAACTTGATAGAACCGCGCCAGTACGAATAAAAACTAGTCCCGAAGGCTAGAAAATCTGGTTCTGTGCGGATTGAGCTTAAGAAATTCATTGGGTGTACCGGTATATAGAACTTTACACCTGCGGTCGTAATGACCTCAGAGTAAAACAAAAGAGGCTTCTTACAGTAATCTACTACGTTAATATCTGAGCTTTCCATTCCGAGCGTTCGTGCAACACTCGAGGACGGGAAAGAACTCAATTCTTCGCAATAATCTACTCCAGTCAGCCAATTGTGTCCTCTATTACCTTCCTCACGAATATACATTATGCTTTGATCAGTTGTCGGTTTGTCAAGATTTGATAAGATCATTTTCCCAATATCTATCACATCGCTTGCATACGGAATGCTACGAATTATTGGGGAAATGAGAGATGCTACTCCAGGTACTGATAATCCCTGCTCATCTTTGGTGTGAACTTCACGTTTCGGCCTTTTCTTGTTCTGGCCTGATTGAGTCTCCATGCCTGGGACTCGATATCTTTTCTCTTTCTCAAGATCTTTTTGAACGATCTTCTCAAATAAGGCTCCTTTGTGCAAACCTTTATTCGGCCTCCATAGACTCTTTCCCAAAGGCGGGAATGGTTTCTGTGGAAGGAGTGCGTACATTTTTACGTTGGTTGCCTGTAAAAATAACGATACTTCAACTGTATCTGCCACGGATGGATTCGACGTGACTAACGGGTTGAGTACTCTCAAAAAGAATATAGGTTGGCTCTCTGGAACGCCATACGCTAAATCATAGTGAGGTTTCCTACCATAGTAGGGAGCTTCAAGTGTTGCTTGATCCTGTGTTGATGCGCTCAAGACGATAGCATTGTGTGCGAAACAATTCTGTACGTCGAGCTGCTCATGATCTAACAAATCAGGAAGCCACCCTGCTACTAACGTACCTTGATGGTACTGCGTGCTATTTACCTTGACGATAAATTTAAATCCACAACGCATAAAACGGAACATTCCGAAACCTGTGGAGGTTCCAGACAACGTTCCCCATACATTTTTAATCACCTGTGAAGATGATATCATAGACGTTATTGGGTCGGCAAAGAATAAAATACTACTGCCTGACGTCCATGTAGTGGCGGGTAATTGAACCGTACGTTCAACTATCTCGCGCGCCACTGAATCTGTATAAGGATTTACCGCTTCATACATTGTGTCAAAGTGAAGTTCACTTTTCTGCTCAACTACTGTACTAGCATCTTGAAACTGCATAGTTGTAGTGTCGTCAGTTGATACGCCTTGCGGCGTGGATGGATCCAAAGAATCCACTGTTGTTGATGTTGTTGTTGTTTGAGCATGTCTATTTACGGACTGTGGGAGAACGACATAATTCTCCGGTGCCGGGGGGGTGATGAATGTCTAAAAAGACTAAGATCACTAGTAGCAGAACGCTTTCATCGCTTACGTTCAGATCACACTAGCAAAATGTTTTCATTACAGAGTTTTCTCTCCGGGGATTTTTAAGACCTATTCACCCTGGTCCATATATTCTTACATCTTATGTAAGGATTGTACATACCAGCAATGCTCGTACGACAATCTTGAAGGTGGTAATTGATATGCAATATTAAATGCATTTACTACCCTCAGAATTTCCTCAAAAAATTCTGGCCCGTGGTAACAAGCCTCAAAAAGAGCAACTTCTGTGTTTATCTGAAACTGTCGAGCCATTGAACACTCGGTTGGTTTCATTATCCACTGAAGCATATTCTTTATCGAGTCTTTGTTTAATGGTGCAACCGTATAAAACGATCCTCCCACGTGCTTAAATCCTCGTTTAAGAAATTCTATCTCCGAAAGGCGCCTCCATTTCGGAATATTATCACTTTTATCTGGCGCTGTATGTGTGTGATTAAACATCTCCTTCGCAGAAGCTGCTAATGTTTGGCCGTTAAACCATTCCGAAATCGAGTCGTCAAACCCGATGACATCATCATCACCATATTTTATAGCTTGAACATGTTGTTCAAATTTCATCGCGATCCCTGGTTGGTTCTCAGAGCTCAAGCGAATAAATTGAATACGTGTTTTTGCTGAGTTCGATGCTGAATTTCCAAAGGCAGTAAATAAACTACCCGATATCATCATTATCATCTCATACGCTGTATCTTTGTAAACTACATACGCATGGACCGAACTATTGGTCACTGCCCAAGCTAACATAATATAATCGGAATTTATCGGCTTATTGAGTAATAAACTCATTGCCTGACAAAACAAATTGGGAAACCAATATGGGAAACAATATTCATAACCAGAAACATCCTGGTCCGTAAACTTCGTAAAACGCTCAAGAAGCAACGCTATCATATCCCAATCTCCTCCATATGGATTGACTCCAACTTTTACTTCTCCTTCCTGTCCGTGTTCAACGGCTGCTAACAGCGTCATTAAACTACAACGGGATGCTATCAGATGAGCTAAGGCTCCAATCTGAAAAGCTCGTGTGTAAAAGTCAAAGACTCTCTCTATGGGGCGTGTTTCGTCTTTTAGACAATGTAATGTAAAGTGGGGAACAATACGGCCTGCTAATGCCTCAGATATAATGAATTCAACTTCTCTCCGAAGTTCTGGATGAATCCACCGTGTCTTAGGATTTATCAGGTCTTTTCGTGTGTAGCCTTTCGCTGCCCAAGGGAAACCAGATGATGTAGACAAATCAATGCCTGCCATTCCGATCTCCGGCATGCCGAAGACTGCTTGCTCAATCGTCACGATATAGTGTTTTTTAGCCACTACATCGGGCGTAAATATTCCCTCATATACCATCGTGTTGAGCGCCTCCTTAGGCATCGATGGTAAATGTAACTTACTATACTTTCTATAAGCTAATATATTTGGATCTCGATATTCTGCCCCTTTATATCCGGGTTTCAATCGTGCTGGTTGTTCTTTTACCTCCCATGGGGGTGCCAATGGTGGGTGAACTGATCCTGTAACCAACATAGTAGGTACAATCTTCGTATGCTGTGGGGTCGAAAACTGTATATCTTTGAAGGTGCAGCGCGGAGCGCCACCCTCTATAAAGGTCCCTTTAGGGGGACCTGCTTCTACACTCACTACCTTGTGTGCAAAAGGCTCTGATTCAATCATATCAATCATGTATGCTCCTTGTAACTGCATATCACTGACCATATGAGCTGGACTCCTAATGGGTACCCCTACCCATTTTTCTGGCAAAAAATCCTCCGAATACAATGGCAGCATCGTTGTCTGTGACATACGAGCTGATCCTGCTCCATGTATTCCCTTAAGTTTCTTTTGGTCATTTACATTGTGTGAGACGTACGGGGACGTACAATCTCCGGCTCTGGATATCAATCCTTTCACTACGTAAACTCCCTCCCAATCTATATTCTCAGATTCTATATGTATTACTTTATGGTACTCCGCTTCAGTTCCAAACACGTGATATGGATCTCCTTTCTCGTTTATTGAACACAAGACTGGAGACATAATCGTTTGTGGAATATCCGCTTTACTTGGTAAATACTTAGTCAGATCTGGTTTAGATGGGGTATGTGCAAACTTAACAAAAGTCAAATCTCTCTCCTTCTCATGGCGTACCTGATACACCTGCAAATCTACCTCCTTATCATCGCGCGAGTACGAAGCTACTACTCGACAAGGCTCCTTCACTTGCCCATTGATCTTCAATCCTGTCCACACATGATAATTGATGACCGCTTCTCCTCCTTTCATAAGCAGTAGAAAACCTTCTTGTTTGGGGAAACCATCCCAATAAAGCGTTACCCAAATTAATGAGTTCGCTAATATTTTCTGGCTAATATCCATGGCTGTCGTATCGCTACTCTGCGCCACCATTCCCTTTCCTGGCTCTACTCTCATCTTCCGCAATGATCGATTCTGTCCTTTCTTCATGTTCTTATCCTCACTTTGTGCTGAGAACCCATTTGGTGTCGCTCCGACTGCTCCAAACAAAAACACTAGACCTGTAACAATTGCCGCTATCATCGACATATAAAAGAAACTCTGAATGAGTCTCCCTACCATGCCGTCCATTTCCGAAATAGTCGCTGTGTAATCAGTGTGGCCTCCCACTACTGAATAATAAGCGTAATCATACTCCGAATCTGATACTTTCACAACATTTTTCACTAATCTAGTATAAGAATCTATGCCTCCAGGCATTCTATCTATCTCCAACTTCTTCCTAAAAAACTGATCCGTTCCATAATAATAGGTTGACAACAACTTCCGATCCTCAATACTGAGTACCGTAGGAATATCAGGAAACACTCCTGATATCCTCGTTGATGAGCCTATTCCTTCACGCAACACCCAATCCTGTAATGCTATAGGGAGACTATCTCGACCTAATTCTCGTATCACGTACTTGAGCCGCCCGCTTCCTTTCACGAACGGATTTGCTTTCCAAACATCATAATTGCTTATGACTTCTCGATTCTTGTCCATTGTACACAAATTGTATATTGTTGCCGCATCTTCCGGGTGAAAAATCGGAAAATATGCATTGGCCAAAACCCATTCTGGACAAACAGGCTTGTGTTGCATAAATATTGTTCCCAACAATCTCTGCACAGATTCTGATGCTCCGTGCTGCCTACAATGTTCAATAACTGTTCCATCACATCTTCTTGCATGCCACCACGCTTTTGTTGAGCGAGCGCGGTAGCTGATGGCATCCCATATTCCTTCTGACTTCATCCCAGGAATTACAACTTTTGGTACGTTAAATTCCTTAGTGTAATAATGACTCTCCTCTAAAAGGGGCAGAGCGTCATCGTCTCCGGAAAATAAGACTTCATCATTAAGATAATGTCGTTTCCCATCAAATTTGTACGGTTTTACCGTCTCCTGTGTGCTTGATGAGTTCTTCTCTCCTAAACTATCATACCATTCATCGGCACAATTCTCAGCGCGTACTTGTGCTTCCTTCGCTGATGCATGTGCTTTTATAATCATATTGATAAACTCGGCTGCAGTGGGTTTCTCTGATTGAGCCAACTCCTTACCTTGCCTATGTGTTATCTCTAAATTATAATTGGACCATTCTGGTGAACTCGGTCCTAGAACTGTAATGTTGTGTGGTTTCTTCTCCTTAAGTGTGACTTTTACATCAAACTCCATTCTCCTAAAAAATGCTTCTGAATCAACTATGCCTATATTGGAATAGGCTGAATGATTTAGCAAATTAGATGTTGAAATAACAAATTCCGAATCGAAAAACGTGATCCCTTTCGAGGCCACGTCTGGCATATCACATGAATATGCTGCTGGGCTTACTACATTTATCAACTCGTACGCTGTTCGCGCTCGTTCCGTTGGATCCTTTATCTGAAAAAGATCATCATATAGTGTCAAAAACTGATGTTCATATTTTGACCAAAAAGCTTCTGCTTGATTCCGATTGTACTTATTGCTTTCCGACCATCGTCGTTGTTTTATCTTCGTGTACAATGCAACGCATAATGAATTTAATAATACGGTCTTACCCTGTCCTGCTGGGCCGTATAAATTAATCCAAACTGGTTGCATTCTTCCTCCTGGTTTACAGAGGGTAGCAATGAAAGACTGAAACATTGGGGTTGCTGACATAAGTAACTTATCTACGCGATTAATCGCGTGACTGTCAGACTTGGCTAGTTTCAATTTCTGTGAATAATCTTTCAATTGCATATACATCTTACAAAAAGTCCTTGCTCTCTCCGGATCTGAAGTAGCTACTCCTGGATCTAACTGACCTGTTTCTGCAAATAACTTCGCAAATGCTTGGCAGCTATTGTGCGCTGCTAAAGAATCCTCAAACCATGGTCGGCCTGCGTACATCTCATAAGCAAAATCAATCATCTCCTTGGCTGTGGCTACACTTGTCTTAACAAATTCTGTTATATTCTTTAATGAAACTGTGGTACGTGCTGTTTCATGTAAATACTTCCTAAAATCAAAAAATGACCCTAGTTCTAACGAATCTCCTAATCCTTGTGCAACCATATCTGATGCTACTTTCTCTTCATCAAAATCAAATCCCATAAAATTTGTCGCTTTCACAACAAATTGTAAGATCTTTATCAAAACTCCTATCTCCATGAAAGACCTTAGTAGGCCTACTACCAAAATAAACGCTAAGAACGCGCTTACTATCGGTATATATGGTTTCACATACGCTACTACCATATCCTTAAATTCACTAAAAGCTTTTCCTATTTCATCCTTCATTGCGGGAATGGCTGCTTTCGCAGCCAACGTCGCTAATGATGAGACACCGTCTTTGATCGCGGTCTGTCCCATTACTGTCTGAATTGTACTAACTAATTGTGAATCTATCGGGCCTAAACTAGGCTCTTTCTCTTTCTCCTTCGGCCTGGGTTGCTGGGCCTTGATCTCTTGTAAAAGTTTTGGTTTCTTCCTTTTTTTCAGTAAAAAGGTTGCTAAAAAAATCTCCGCTCGGGTTTTTCCCTGCTTGTAGTTTCATATCTCTACCTACACCATCCTTCGATACTAATTCTTTCCAAGCTTTAACTATTATTCGTCGACCCATCGTATCTGGTTCTGGGTGTTGCGCTGGGGGCTGCAACTTCGACAAAGGGGCTCCGAATAACTTAATATTCGCCTCATTCATTCGTTTTAGCTTGTAGAAGTTATGTATTCCGTATCCTTGTATATAATGCTGCAAAACAATCGTGAACAATTGTTTCGGCAATTTCGACATGTTTGTAGAACTGTAACCATGTCGTTCCAAATCACTCTGGAAAGCCATCACTGACAAATCTAAGGTACGTTGTACATGTGGGGCCAAAGGTCCTGGCCTTTCTCTACTAACTTTGGTGCGGTTCTCTTCGAACGCATATGAAAATTTTCGCATTTTCTTGTGTTGGTCGATCTTTCGATCTACTACTCGGCGGTTTCTGCTCGGTCCATCCTTGGAAGCTTGCGCTTCCATTCCGAACAATCTCAGTACTAATTTCGCTATGTTTCCATGACATCTTTGAACTGTCGTGTCTACTGAAATTATAAATATTCCTCCTATCTCTCCTATTACCATTTGCAATGGCATATGTGGTGGGCCTATCTTCCCTGATGTTGCAAACTGTAAACGTCCTGGCAAACTATGCATTTCATTTACTTTCATCAATGCTGAAGAATCATACGCCTGGGGCGGCGCAATTGATGCTTCACTTGGAACTTTTAAACTATCTGCATACTCTACTAAAGACTTATACTGTTCTGTTTCTACACTAGCTAGCAAATCCATTATATCTAGCTCTGACGGGTAATTCTCATTTACAATTCTCCTCCTAAATTCACTCACTTTATCTACAGTAACTGCTTTCTCAATAATCTTCTTCACTGGTGGCGGTATTCCCATACGTTTCAATTCTGGGATCGCCAATGGTGGTATATCGTTTCTGGATTCACGATGTTTTTGTAAGATTTCATTGACTCTTCTAATATGTGGTGTTTCTATCCCTATCCGTCTCTCTTCTAATAATGCCCCTACCTTAGGCATCGGTAATGTGTAATAGGGTTCCGCTTCTCTTGGTGGCGGATTTGTTTGGTAGTCCAAATGGTGAAGCAAAGTAGCTGGTAAATTATGGGTTACTTGTGCTTTATCTACTCTATCTCTCACAAGACAGAATGCTTCACGAGTGGCTTCGGTCATATTATCGGTTATTGTTAACCACTCTCCTATGGTAAGCCCTTGGTGGGCTGTACCACTCACAAGACATTTCAAAAATATACTAATGTCTTGTGTTGCTGGATTTGATAATCCATGCTTTGCAAATATTGAATTGCAAACCTCTAATTTCTTCTTAATCTCCTCCTCTTGGCTGGTTATTATTTGATTTCTCTGCATGGTGTTATGAACCAAGTTTTATTTATTCCTCCGGAAGGAAACTATATACCTTTCCGGGAACTTCACATATGATGTTTAAAGGTTTCTTGCAATATTAATTTAATAAACTCAACTTCTTACTTCTTATACATGCCGCTAACTACTATCTGCTTCGTCGCGGGTGTGTACAAGACCAGTAAGGTCTTTTGTAAATTAATTAATAATCTTCTTCCTTATAAATCCTGTTTAGATATCCTAATAACTTGATAATGAACTATACTGCATTTATTAGTGATAAATACTCTCTTCCATCTCCTCGGGCTTATCTGCTAGGGTTTCAGCCTAAACAGTGCCTCACGAATATGTGATCTATTTTACGCATAGATGCATCGTTCTCCTAATCCTCATAAAGGTACGGGAGTTATACTATTTAATCAGTCAAATTCACGGAAGGTCATTGGAACCCTCAAGTGTTCGCTGAAATGATAAAATATGTGTAATAGGTCGTAACGAATTACATCATTGAATCTATTTTACCAAAAGCCTCGTCTCGACATAAGGCTAATTATTTATCTACACTCACCGGATATTCAAACGGTGTGGGAGCTATATTACAATTTCATTTTAGTCCTAAAAGAAAAACTACTAAAATAATTTCATAATAATCCATGTGTAAGCGATAATCGCATCGCGCTCTTTGTCTCTATTCTAATTCAATTAAGTATTGTCTTAGAGACACCAGTATAAATTGACTAAAGGAACTGGTTAATCCTCTTATTAAATTTTATCCATATCTAAAAACCAAGCTGTGCTGTCAAAGTTAATAATCATTAATCGCCCTGTTGTGCAATCAGGCGGTCATAATAATATCGGCTAACTTCGAATAGGTAACTATCGTTCATCCCATATAACGAACGTGTGTCTACCTCAGATTCTTAATCCTCATAAATACTTCTTATAATTTAACGTCTACGTGTTTTTGTCGTTTTTAAAATCTCTATCTGTAATTGAGACATATACTGGAATACTACAAAATGCAATTTCGAAAAATATACATTGCATAAATATCCAAATATAAGGCCCTATCACTTCTAAAGGCCTATAAAACAT